GAGCTAATGCTAGAACCACGGCGTCTTCTTCTAATGGTGCATCAACCATTGTTACACGGGACTCTGGTGGAAACTTTACAGCCAATACTATAACAGCCAATTTAACAGGTACGGCTACCAACGCCACAAATGCCACAAATGCCACAAACGCTACAACAGCCTCAAATGCAAACGCAGTATTTGGTTTAACTAAATTAGGCTTGGGTATTACTGGTGAAGTATGGAACGTTGTAACTGGGTCAAGGACATATGGTCAAGACTACACAAACAACAACGGATACCCCATTATGGTAAATATTTCTGTTGTTTGGACAACTAGTGGTAGTAATGACCTAACATATTTAGTTGCAGGCACAGTTGTTGGATATGAGTCAGGAAACAACCAAAGTGACACAGGTGATTCCTTCGGTTTTATTGTGCCTACAGGTGCAACATACAGGGTAAATTTAAATTCAGGCGCAATGACAATAACTAACTGGGCCGAACTATATTAAGGAGCAAACATGATTAAAACAATTCAAGACTCGATGGACGGTGGCGAGTTTAAACCTCGTCATACCATTGAAATTTATTGCCCTAACTGTGGGTACGATGTTTCTGAGGCTGAACTAGCTGCCAAGATGTGCAGTGATTGTGGGCATAGCCTTGAAGAACCAGAGCAGCACGTAGCCATCGTGGTTGCCAATATGTCGTTTGGTGGCTCTACTCTTTGAGGCAAAGAACAGTGAGATATGTCAGACGAACTGGGTTTATCGGCTGGTGCCAAGGGGATCAGCGAGGGGCTTAAGACTGGGCGTGAGGCTGGGCGGGAGATTGGTAAGAACATCGAGGATGTTCAAAAGGAAGCAGTAGATGTAGCGAAGGAACGGGCAAATGCCAAGATTCGTGAGCGCAGAGAAGCAGAGTTTAGGAAAGAACGGGCAATATTTAAAGCCCTTGAGGAGTACAAACACCGTAAACAAATCACGGATGAGGAGTACAAACTAAGGGTAGATTTTGTTAAGAAGTACGGTACTAAAGAGTGGCAGAAGCTAATAGACATCAAGACCGAGATTGAACGGCTTGAGAAGGAAGACAGAAAATACTTTGATGCAGAGTTGTCGAAAGTTAAATGGGTGCAGTTTTGGTGCTTTTTGGCGGCAGGCTGGATAGCTTATTTTATTGTATGGGGTGGTAAAAAGTGATAAAAAAACCAGACGATGCCCTATCTAAAATACTGGCGTATGTAGACTCTCCATTTAAGCTGTTTGCAGTTATTTTGATGGCGGTGTTGGCGTTTGGTGGTTATATTATTTATGACAATCAGGAACTAATTGTTGGCACTTATAAAGAGAGTCAGAAGCTACCCAGTATTGTTGAAGATAGAGTAGATGATGCTGCAGTTCATTTATTTAAAACGACTGATGCAACCGTTGTAGCAATATTTAAAGTTAACCCTTTGTTTGACACTAGAGTACAGTACCGAGCCTATACAAAGACTGGTCGGGATAAAACGAATGATGGTTTAGATGTGGGGTTGTTTACTTCTAATCAAGCAAATAACCAAGATGTAGTATCTTTAATGGCTGGTAATGTACCTTGCGGTGAATACAAAGCGGCACAATCAGAAATTGGGCTTTGGTATATTGAAAAAGGGATGACCTTTGGATGTAGAATTAGTGTACCGCCAGACCCCAGTAGGTTTGTAGGGCAGATTACCGTTGGTTGGGATAAACCCCCAGCCGATTTAGAGCAAACTAAAGCAATGCTTTTTATTGCTGCAACCATGTTATCAAGGAGTAAGAAATAATGTTTACCCTAATATCTACAGCGCTGTCCTTCCTCATGGGGGGTCTGCCTAAACTACTGGACTTCTTTCAAGACAAGGCTGATAAAAAGCACGAAATAGAACTTGCCGCCATGCAGATGGAGCGGGAACTTAAGATGATGGAAGCGGGCTATATAGCCCAAGCCCGTATCGAAGAGATCAGGACAGAACAAGTCCAGATGGAGACTCAAGCCCAAGAACGCACAGCTATGTACAACCACGATATAGAAATCGGTAAAGGTGCTTCTCAGTGGATTATTAACCTACGAGCTTCGGTTCGTCCAGTCGTAACCTACCTGTTTGTTTTCCTTTTAATTATCGTAGATGTAGCGTCTATCTGGTGGGCATGGTCTAGCGGTGTAGCGTTTGCAGAAGCTATCCCTATGGTGTTTGATGCAGACGAGATGCAGATTCTGGCGTCCATCATAGCTTTCTGGTTCGGGACTCAGGCATTTAGTAAGAAATGAAAGTAAGCGAAAAAGCTCTAAAAATGATTCGTCACCATGAGGGTGTCCGTCAGCGTCCATATCGGTGTCCAGCTAAACTTTGGACGATTGGTGTCGGGCATGTACTCTACCCACGGCAAGGTGCTTTAAAAATAGACGAGCGGGATGCCTACCCACTAGAAGAACGGGATAACCGCACATTCTCAATGGAGGAAGTAGATGACATTCTTAGAGACGATCTTAATCGCTTTGAGCGAGGTGTTGAACGCTACTGTCCCGTTAAGCTCACTCAAGGTCAGTTCGATGCTCTTGTTAGCTTTAGCTTCAATATTGGTCTGGGAGCATTGCAGAGAAGCACCCTCCGTCAAAAGGTTCTTCGGGGTGAAATGGAAGGGGCGGCAGAAGAGTTCTTGAAATATACGCTGGCTGGCGGTAAAGTACTAAAAGGCTTAGTTACTCGTAGAAACGACGAACGAGCATTGTTCTTATCTTAGGGTAAACCCGTATGCCATTACAGAAGCTACAATTTAGACCTGGTGTCAACAGAGAAGGTACTGACTACTCCAATGAGGGCGGTTGGTACGCTTGCGACAAGGTGCGGTTTCGTTCTGGCTTTCCTGAAAAAATTGGTGGTTGGATTCGGCTATCTAATGAAACCTTTTTAGGTATTGCTCGTGCGCTGTGGAACTGGGCTACTTTAAACGGTGCCAATTTACTGGGTGTTGGTACTAATTTTAAATACTATATTGAGCAAGGTGGTGACTATAACGATGTAACCCCAATTCGAGTTACTTTTACGGCAAATTCATCTCCAAACACAGTGAACTGCATTGCTACTACAAACGGTTCAAACGTTGTAACTGTAACTTTAACTGGTTACGGAGGTCTGACAAATGACTTTGTTACTGTAACGGGCGCTAACGCAATTGGATCAATTACTGCCGCAGATTTAAATCAAGAACACCAGATTACCTATATTGATACAACCCAATTTAGTTTTACCGTAGCAAATGTAGCAAACTCTACTGGCTCTGGTGGTGGAAACACGATTACTATGGCGTTCCAAATACAAACAGGACTAGATGTTTTTATTCAGGGTACTGGTTGGGGGGCAGGCACATGGCCTACCTATATCCAAACATCACTTACCAACCCGTTTACTTGTACAAGTCCTGGCACCACGGTTACAGTAACTCAAACTGCCCACGGTCTTGCTAATGGCAATTCGGTTTATTTCAACAGCATATCTGGTAACGTCTGCGGCATAGCGTCTGCACCATTTATTAAAGCAATACCAATTACTGTGGTTAATGCCAATGCTTATACCTTTTCAACGATTATTGGATCTACTACCTATACAACCTCCAATAATGGCCCAACGGGTGGCACTGTAGTAGTCTCAACACCTGTAGTCCCATTCCGTGGTTGGGGTACTGCGGCTGATGTTGGTATTGGACAACAGCTTCGTCTTTGGACTAACGATAACTTTGGTGAAGACTTGCTTATTGCTCCTCGTGGCGGGGCTGTTTACTACTGGGATGCGACTTTAGGAATTACTGTTCGAGCAGTTTTGTTAAATACGGTATCTACAAACGAAGGATTTGCGGGACAGTTTGTTCCTAATAGAACTAATCAGATCATTGGCTCGTCAATTCAGCGTTTTGCTATTTGTTTTGGCGCCAACCCATATGATCCAGGCGACCCCGACACTCAGTTTGATCCACTTTTAGTACGTTGGTCTGACCAAGAGAATCCATTTGACTGGGTTCCAGCAGCTACAAACCAGTCTGGTGAATACCGTCTGAACATTGGTTCGTTCATTATGTGTGCGGAATCTACCCGCCAGGAGATTCTGGTTTGGTCTGATGCCGCCATTTACTCTATGCAGTATCTTGGACCGCCGTACGTCTGGGGCTTTCAGTTATTGCAAGACAACATTTCTGTAATGGGGCCTAATGCCACTATTACTATTAACAACGTAACGTACTGGATGGGCGTAGATAAGTTCTTCTCATACACAGGCCGTGTAGAAACCTTGCCTTGTTCGCTGTGGAAGTATGTGTTTGAAGACATTAATAAAGATCAATCGTTCCAAGTGTTTGCGGGTTCAAACGAAGCCTATAGTGAAGTCTGGTGGTTCTACTGTTCGGAAAACAGCAATCAAATTGATAAGTATGTAATCTACAACTATCTTGAACGGGTATGGTCGTACGGCACTATGAGCAGAACTGCTTGGCTTGATTCCCCATTACGTCAATTTCCAATGGCTGCCTATCCTGAAGGCAATAAAATTTTGTTTCACGAAGCCAACGTAGATGACGTATCAGGGTTAACTCCAATACCGATTGAGGCATATATCCAGTCTTCTGACTTTGACATTGGTGACGGGCATAACTTTGGTTTTGTATGGCGCATCCTGCCAGACATTACGTTTAACGGCTCTAATGTAAATGAACCCAAAGTCATTATGACGGTGAGACCTCGCAGAAACTCTGGTGCTCCTTACGGAATAGCGGATTCGCCCGATGTGCAAAGCGATCAAAACTATACAGGTCAACGCAATTATGACGTGCAGTTATTTGATGGACAGGTATATACCAGACTTCGTGGACGCCAAATGGCATTTAGGATTACGTCTACCGATTTAGGTGTGGCTTGGCAATTAGGTAGCCCACGAATTGACATTAGAAATGATGGTCGCAGATAATGGCTGTAACTCCACTACGCCCCTCAAAAGCACCCAATTTACTGGTTGCGCCTATTGTTTATAACCAGCGTTACATTGACCAGCTTAATAACGCCCTGCGTCTGTACTTTAACCAGATTGACAACTTTACTCAAAACGTAACAGTGCCCGCTTCGGGTACTACGACAAATAGACCAACCGAGCGGCTAGAAGTAGGACAGTATTACTTTGATACAAGCCTTGGGTATCCAATTTATTGGAACGGCTCAGATTGGGTAAATGCTCTTGGAGAACCTTTAATTTTCTTAACAGGCGTAAAAACAATAGGAAGAATAGGAACCGTAACGGTCACAACTGTATGACAACAGCTATACAAAACACGCCCGACAAGGTAAAGTTCAGACAGGACGTCTTAACTGTTGAGAAAGGAATTAAAGACAAGGTAGCTTCTGGTGAATTAGTACCTGATGACAGCCCGCTAAAACATTATTTCTCCCCAGTTGATGAGAAATACGGTTGCTGTACTTATGCTAGAGAGATTCTTTTACGGAAAGGTTCCTTAGTTATAGGTAAAATACATAAACATCAGCACTTAAACATTATTTCTAAGGGCAAGGTTACAGTGTTTACCGAGTTTGGCAAAAAAGAGTTAGAAGGACCATGTACATTTGTATCAGAAGTAGGTCTAAAACGTGCCGTATATGCACACGAAGATACCATCTGGACAACTATACATTTAACTGCCCATGTGGGCGAAGAGAATTTAGATAAGATTGAAGATGAAGTTATAGCCCCAAATTATGGTGATTTAGGCTTAATAGCTTCTGTCAATGACTTAGTTGGGATTGAGGGAGAAAAACTATGACTTGGGTAGCTACTGGAACCGCCACATTAACCGCCGCTGAAATTGCCGCCGCTACCGCCGCCGCCGAAGCTGCCGCCATTGCCGCTGCTCAAGCCGCCGCTACTCAAGCCGCTACCGCTGCCGCCACTCAAGCCGCCGCTGCTACCGCTGCTGAAGCCGCTTTAGCTCCTGCTCTTACTGAAGTTGCTGCTACAACACTGCCTGAAGTTGCAGGTGCTGTTCTTCCTGAAGCAGGTGGCATTTTACAAGCCGCACCTGGCGCTGTTCCACCTCCAGCAACCCCCCTACCCCCTGCTGGTATTGAAAGTGTGGGTCAAGCGGCTGTGCCACCTCCAGCAACCCCGTTACCTCCTGCTACTCCAACTCCTCCTGCTGGCATTGAGCAAGTGGGTCAATCAGGTATTCAAACCGCATCTGGTCCAGCAACTTCTGACGTTGCTAGTTTCCAAAATGACCAAGCTATAATAGATATGATTAAGAACTATCAGGGCGGACCACAACCAGAATTAAGCCCAGAAGTATTGCAAGTTACTGGAAATGTTCCTGCTCCTTCTGTAGTACCGGGTGCTCAAACTACAGCAGCGGATATCACTGCTCAAGCTAACGCTATGCAACTGCAACCTCCCAGCACTACTGGATTTAGTGGTAGCGGTAATCCATTTTTAGATGCTTTTGATTCTGTTACTAACTATATGGGTAAAAACAAGTTTCAAACAGCCACGCTTGCCACTACTGGTTTGGGTTATATGGGGGCGTTTAAACCACCCGGCACACCCATGCCTGAAAAACGACAATATAAAGGTCAATATTCACTATCACCTAATTTCCAAGGTGGTCCTTATAGTCAACCTAATGTTTACCAAGAACAACGCTACAACTATGCTTCGGGTGGAATTACCTCTTTGCAAGGGGGTGGTCCTGTAGAACGTATGTCTATGATGAATACGGCGATGAACCCCCAAGGAGGTCTATACCCCCAAGGAATGATTGATAAGACCCAGTACGCCACTCCTACCCAGCGCCCAGTAAGCTCTGAAATGGTAGATGAAGCCCCCGCCTATGAGCGGTCTAGCCCCATGCTAATGGCTGGTGGCGGTCAAATTCCAATAAGTTTACAAGGATCAGTTAATTTAGATCAGGGCAATATGGCTTCACAAGGATTTTCAGGAGCAGCAACTGTTGGATCTGGTATGGCTCCAAGATTCAACGGGCCTATGACTGGCCCACCTGGTATGGGTCCAGACTTACAAAAAGACATATATCGACCACAACCACATGTTCTACCTTCTACGGACTTTACTCCTACGCAAATATTTCCAGGAGGACCAGGAGGAATCGGTATGCAACCACAACTAGCTGTTATGCCAAGGACAATGGCTGGTGGTGGTATTGCTAGTTTTGCTAAAGGCACACCAAGAGAAAAAGACCCTGAAGCTGACTTTGCGCGTTATTACGCCTTAATGGAAGGACAAAAACCTTCTGAAGCCAGAGCGCCGTCTTATGTAGGAAGAGTAGGTATTGCAGATGACAATGACCCAGATACTAAATATCAAGACGCTTTAACCGCTGCTTTAACTCGTCAAGGTAAAGTTAATAAAAGAGCTAATATAGGCATTCCTGCCTTACAACGCCCTACTCCAATGGGTACACTTAACTTAGCGCCACCCGGAACACAGCAGGCCGCATCCGGAGGAATCATGGGCTATAACTTAGGTGGTTATGCTGATGGTGGAAACCCTCGTTTACTTAAAGGACCGGGAGATGGCATGAGTGACAACATCCCTGCAGTTATTGGAAGTAGACAGCCAGCCCGTCTAGCAGATGGTGAGTTTGTAGTTCCTGCTGATGTAGTTAGTCATCTAGGTAATGGCTCTACCGATGCTGGTGCTAAGAAACTTCATCAGATGATGGATAAAATACGTATGGCTAGAACGGGTAAAAAGAAACAAGCCCCAGCCGTTAAAGCAAAAAAGTATATTCCTAAATGACATTTAAAGCCGCACATATTGACTTAGAAAAAGCCAAAGTAGAGTGGTTTGGCGGGAATCAAGACGCACTTAATTTGTTTTTTATGTTGGTTGATTTAGTTCAGACGTGGGATGATCTTGTAGATAAAGATAGGGAAGTTAGCCAGCAAGAGATTAATAACGCATTTTTAGTAGCGCTTGTGTATATTCCTTCTAATCCCTTTTATCAAGCCATACGAGAGCAGATTACTCCCATGTGGATGACTGTTATTTCTGCGTTTGAAGTAGCAAATAAGTTTGAACAAGATAAAGACGAGCATGGATTAGAAATTGCACATAACTTGCGTTTTGCTGCTGGGCATGTAGTTACTTTTATGGTGCAAACTTGTTTAGGATATGAAAAAGCTAGAGAAGTATTACCCAATATTTGGAAAATTATTGTTAATGAACGGTACGATGAGTATCGCAAGGAGCACTTAAATGCTTAGATCTAAACACAGCGGCTGGACTTGGGAAGGTAAACGTACACCATTTGTAGGTGGTGGTGGCGGGGGTGGACAGACTACTAGTACAGGTACTACTTACCAAACCAATATTCCTGAATACGCTCAGCCTTATGTTGAGACAATGCTTGGTGCTACCCAGAAGCAATTGTTTGATATGGAAGGTAATGAGATTACCGGTTTTAAACCATATACACCATACAGCACTGATCCTAACAAATATGTTGCTGGGTTTCAACCGCTTCAAGAACAAGCCATGCAGGCAACTGGACAATTACAGGCCCCTGGACAATTTGCAGATGCTACCGCTTTAGCTGGTGCTTCTGGTTTAGGCTCATTAGGTTTAGCAGGGCAGGCTGCCGGTGCAGGACAACAATTTGCACAACAAGCTCAGAACCCAATGGCAATGCAAGGCTATATGTCACCCTATATGCAAAACGTGGTGGACTATCAAAAAGCTCAAGCTGCTCGGGATTACAACATTGGTCAAGGAGTACGTAAAGCTCAAGCTGTAGGTCAAGGCGCGTTTGGCGGTTCTCGTCAAGCTATTATGGAATCAGAAGCTCAACGTAGCTTAATGAACCAGATGCAAGGCATTACCGCTACAGGCTCACAAAAAGCATTTGAAGATGCTCAGCGTCAGCAACAGTTTGGCGCTCAATTAGGTTTACAAGGTATACAAGCTGGTCTACAAGGCATGGGACAGGCAGGGCAAGCCGCAGGTACTTTAGGTCAGTTAGGTGGACAACAATTCGGTATCCAAAAAGATATTATTGGTATGAAGTCTCAGATGGGTGCGCAACAGCAAGCCCTTGAGCAGCAGAAGATTAACCAAGCTATTCAAGACTGGGCTAATACTCAACAGTATCCGCTCATGCAACTTGGCGTTATGTCTAATATGTTGCGTGGTTTACCAATGCAGTCTACTAATACACAGTCTTATGTTGCTGCACCTAATGCGCTTACACAAGGCATTGGCACGGTTGGTGCTCTTGGTTCGTTGGCAAACGTATTTAAAGGTAGCTCAACTGGTAGAGAAGGCGGACTTCCCAGTGAATTTAAGCCAGCAACTGGTATCAAATCGTACAGCGTAGGTAGTCAAGTAAAAGGCAAACTCTATGATATGAGTCCTGAAGATCTTAGGGACTACATTAATGAAACTTCTAGCCCAATAGCAAAACGCTTAGCCGAGGAAGTTCTACGTGACAAGGTAGGTAAAGCTAGCGGTGGGATTATTGCGTTTAAAGATCGGGGTGAAGTAGAAGATCCAGAAATGGTACGCCAAGCTTATATTGACGCAGCTCGGATGAAAGCGGACGCTGATAAAGCACCCCCTGCTATAAAACCGCCCAGCAAAATTCAAGCTTTAAATCAAGAAATTTTAGATCGTGGTTCAAGCCTGCCTAAAGATTTTCCTGCTGAATTAAGTTATGAAGCAGACAAAGCAAAATTTGATTTGCAACAAAAAATAATTGAGCAAGGTGGGCAATTTAAACCACGTCAAATGGGAACAAGCACTACTCCTATGACTGACGCTGAACGAATTGCTGGGTTTAAAGCGGCATTG